CTGTTAGCTCTGTCAGGTATATTATTAGCTGACAAAGCAATTGATCTCGCTACTTTTGGCAGATTAAACAAATTATCTGCTACTGCTCTTAAAAGAATTGTAATACCGGCCGTATCTACATCAGGTAGAATAGCCGGACAAGCCGCTTTAGGTGCTGCCCGATTGGCTGCGACACCGGCAGCTAGTATATTGGGTAGCACTGCCAGAGCTGCAGTGCCCCTAGTAACTAATCCATACCTCGCCGGAACTGCGTTAGGATACGGAGCATTACAAACAGAATCAGGACAAGAACTCCTGGAGGCAGCAGGCGAAAGAGGTAGAATGGATCGTATTAGGTTTGAACAAGCGTTAACAGATTTAAGTGTCGGGGTGGAAAAGCGTAAAACTAGAGCTAAGTCAAAGTTCAATAAATTTGTTTCAGCCGGTATGAAAAATATAAAAGCTAGTACCACATACGGTAAAAAAGGCGTTATTAATGCTCCAAAGAAGGCATTTAAGGCAGTCGTAAGCGCTGCCAGTGCTGTAAATAAGGGTAAAAAGATGCCTAAGAGCGGACTTAAGCGTAAATTAATGATGGTAATGAGGAAATTAAGATGAGAAAAACATTTGTAATGAGAGGACAGACAGCTAGTGGAGGCCAAGAAGTATTACAGTTTGGCAAGTATAAAGCAGGTTATGCATATAGGATGACAGAGATGCAACTATACGCTTCTACAAGTATTGCTTCTAGTACTAACGAATTATTAGCTACTGTAACAACTGGAAAGACTGCAATAGCTCCTACAGACGTTGATTTTAACAATGATGGCTTAATTGCAGTAGCTCAATACAGAGATAATTCAGGTAATCAATATGCTCCTAATGTATTGTCTGTAATTAATGACACTTACATTATTACACAGAACTTAATCCTTATGGTTCAGGATGCTGGCGGTAGTAATCATCCAGTTAACTGGCAATGCCGTTTTGAATCAGTTAAGATGACTGGAGCTGAAGAAGCTGCAGTAAATTACAAACAATTCGCAATTAGTGATGAGTAATAAGATTTATCACATAGCACTTGATCTTGATTATGTGCTAATTGAAAAAATAGTTATGCGAGCCGTACTCGCTGTAGTAAGTTATAATTGCGTTATGGTATAGGTTGCAGGGCTGAAAGGGCGTTGTTTATCATTCCAACGACCCTTTCCCCCACTTATCCTTTCACTCTTTCTAAAGTTTCTTAAAATGAAAGTCTGTGTTATGCTTTACGCTCACTAATATCTAAAATAATAGTGTGACATAAGTCGCATAAGTGCAAGCCGTGCTTATATTTTGTTACTTCTTTGTATTGCCTTTCAGCTAAACAAAGGGAACACACTCGCTTCATTCAATCTCCAACCAATAAGCACCAGTGTCAAAACGAGTTAATACCCAATTTGAATTTTTATAATGTTTTGTTAGCTTACCATGAAATTTATCATCTTGTATAGATTCATCTATAGTTCCATGTTCCACTAATCCTCTGTATAACTGTTTAGCGCTTTGACATTTACTTTGCCAATCCATTTCTAACATTAACTTATCATCTCCTTTTGAAAGAGGATAGGAAGGGTGAGAGATGAGAGTAATAGGAAAAGAAAACTTTTCACCATACTCTGTTTCTACTAATTCTGGATCTCCTCTAAAAGAAAATACTGCTTCTGCCCCTGCTGGGACTTCTTTCATGCGTGGTTTAGAACCAAAGCCAAATGATTTATCATTCATAAAATATACCATACACTGCTAGATATATACTTTGGCAAGTTAACCTTAAGTAGTCAACTTCAGGTTGTATAGTATGGCAAAAGGCGACACGTTCTTTCTAAGAACTTCATTTGATACCGACGGAACTAACTACGTTTCCGATAATATAGATATATCAGCATACACAGACCCAGCACGTGGACGTGTTTTAGTTGTTGACAAAGCATTTATTTCATTTTCAACTAATGGTGGAGGCCCTATTCTAGGCCCAGATATAGACGCAGTAATAGGTGGAAGGTCACTAGGAGCCCAAGCTTGCAGTGAAAAACAGACCGCTTTAGTCACTATGTCCGATAATTCACTGTTCTTAAGATCTAACTTATACGCTTCTAATACTGTAAATGACGCAGGTGGAGTAGGCACAATAGGCATGATTGAGGAAACAAGTGCACTAAATCCAGCAGAATATACAGGTGGATTTATTATACCAACCGACGCAATACACTGTGGAGTCGATGCACAAATCGCTTGGACAGCAGAACTTAAGGTTGGCTTTATGTTTGAAGTCCACACAGAGAAACTATCTCTACAAAGAATACAAGAATTATTGGTAAGTCTCACCGCTAACTAATGGCAGAATCTTTGCGAAGTAGAGCTAAACGCTACGCTGACGGTCAGTTTAACAAGGCTGAACTGTTAGCTCTGTCAGGTATATTATTA